AGCAGATAGTTGACGATCTGCTGCAACAGGGCGAGAGGGATGGTTGCGTTCTTTTCCATGTCACCAGGCCGGGATGTAGCGGGTCGTGCCGTTGTCGTCGATGGGAATCCACTTGGTCGGATTCCCGGCTGCGGGAGAATTGGTCAGCGTTCCGGTGTTGGCCGCCGCGCCGTTTGTCAGGGCGACCGATGTTTTCAAGAGCGTCGTTTGCGACAGGACGATGGCCGACGAGATAGCAAGATCACCCCCTGAAGCACTGATCGCTGGATTGCCGCCGTTGCTCGCCGTAACAGTGACGTGGCGGTTTCCACTCGCCACTCCCGTGACGCGGAAGCTCGGCGTGTTTGCTGCGATAGCAACGGTATTGTTGATGAAATCGAACGTGCCCGTCCCGGCAAGCTGAAAGCGCCAGACGCCCGCGCTCGCATCGCCGGTCATCCACATGTTGGCGGTCGTCGTGCCGCTGTTGTTGTTCCATGTGATGCCGCCCAGTTGCGAGGCGGTGTCGCCCGAGAGCTTGAACGTGATGGCGGTGGAACTGTTGTCGCCGTCGATGATCGTCGCCATGTTGCCGGACGAGTTGGTGCCCGACGTGATGGTGCAGGCGTTGTTGAACGAAAGCCCTGTCGTGGCAAGGCGCATGTATTCCGCACCGCCGATGTTCCAGACGTGCGGGCGCGTGCCCTGCGTCTCGAACGACATGGTAGTAGACGACGCCGTAATGAGGCCGTCCAACGTGCCATTCTCCTGGAAGCGGAGAACCGGCGTGCCCGAGGTCGGGTTAATGCGAAGGTCTCGGGTCGTCGTGATTTCCGTCGAGGCACCGATGGTCAGGGTGCCCGCCGTATCCATCGACACGCGCGTAGTCCAGGCGCTGCCGTTGTATTGGTTGAGGTTAAACGAATCGCTGCTTGCGGAAATATTATAGAGGTAGCTAGAGCCGGAGCCGCTGACGCGGAAGCCCTGGTTGTTCGCGTCCGTGATCGTCTGCACGGTAACGCGCAGCGACGTTAGCTGAAGGCCATTGGCGTTCGCGCGGAAAAGCTCCGTACTCCCCGAGCCGTTGTAAAAGACATGCGCGCCGGTGGAGACGACGTTCCATCGGTTGTTCGTTCCGTCGAAGTCCACCCATCCGCCCGTCGCGGGCGCGCCGAGAACACCGGCCTCCCACCAGAAGCCGCGACCGCCGCCCCATAGTCCGGTGCCGCCCACCATCGTGATGTCGGCGGGCGCATCCGGCCCCGCGATTGTGGGGCCTGAGAACGTGCCGCCCGTCACGGTCTTGCCCGTGAACGTCAGCGCCGTTGGCAACGACAGGACGACGCTCGTCGTGCCGGTGGACGTGATTTCGTTCGCGGTGCCCGAGACGGATGTGACCCCCCCACCCGCCGCCGAGGACGATACTGCTCTCAGGACCATGTGCGTGCTTCCTTACTGGCCGTCGCCGACCGTTGCGTACAGCGTGGCGGTGCTGGAGGCCGTGATCGCCGCCAGGGTCGTCTGACCCGGCCCGCGACTGACCACTTTCGATTGCCCCGCGAGAATCGGATAGCCGGTCGCGACCGCCGCCGTCGCCGCGAAGGCCACAAACACGGTGACCGACCCGGCGTTCTGAATCTCGACCATGAGACCGTCGCCGGTCAGCGTGCCGGTGCCGGAGCTGGTCGTGACCGAGATTGTCGTCGTCGCGCCCGGCGCAAAGGGGAGAGTGCCTGCCATTGCTATGCTCCTAGAGGGTTAAGCTCGTTGTGCGGCCCATGCTCGTCAATCCGTCGCATCGGGCTGCTCGTTTCCGTAAAGGCCTGCCCCAAGCAAAGCCACGGCTATCCCAGGGAGACCGCGACTGGCAAAATATTTTTCCATCTTCGAGCGCGACATGCCTTTCGTTGCTTCCATAAGGCTCACAAGGCCCTCGTCGCGCAGTACGCGGCGCAACTCTTGAATCTTCGCAGAGGGCGAACCCATGTTCTTGATCGATGCGGACGCCTCGTAAAGCTGTTTCGCAATCGGGCGGATGGCAATGTCGAGCGATTCCGCCACGCGACGGCCAGCGTCACCACTGAAGTTGCTCACCATGGCTGCCGTGACAGATCCCGGCCCCTTGTTGGGTACTTCCCCATAAAGGCCGCCGTGAACCTGCCCAGGCGTGGTCGGAAATCCCTCCTCGAGAAGAGCCGCGCGAGCCGCTCTTATCTGGGGTGCCTTGAGGGCACCGTCGAGGTTGCCCGCGACGACCTGATTGCGGCCAATGTAGATCGGATTCAGGCCGTGCCGTTTCATGGCCTCTATCGCGCCATCCACATTGTTGCCCTGGTAGGAAACGCTCCCGAGCTTCGACTCAGTCGCACCCTTCTCGCTCATGGGGAGGAACCGGATGCCAAAGGTGCTGTCCACCCCCTGCATCGCGTTGTTCACCCCTTCAATCTGGTTCAGCAGCGTCTTCGACCTTGGGAAAAGACGCGGGTCGCCTTTATCAACCGGGAGCACCGGCCCCGTCGTGGTGAACGTCGCACCCGGCTTGATGTCGGTGCCAGGCAGCGCGGTTCTCGCGATGTCAGGGAACGTGCCCTCATGGGCCAGGCCGACAGCCGTGTAGGGCGCACTATATCCGGCCTTGATGCCGCGCCCCTCCTTGCCGGTCGTCGTATACGGGCGAAGATGCTTACTGGCGAAGGCCGCGAGATCCGCCTCTGACGCATTGGCGAGGCCGGGGAAATGTCCCGAGCTGGCGCTGGGGACGCCGCCTGACATCATGGTGTAGACGCGATTATCCAGCGTCTGCCGGACGGGCGCGTTGGCCGATGCCAAGAGTTGCTCGTTGGTCATCTCCTTGGCGATGGCCCGCTGCTTCTCCACCGCAGACAGATTCTTGTTTGCCTTGACCCCCGCGATGCGCTCGTCGCGTTCCTGTATGAGCGACATCACCCGTCTGCCGACCCATTCCGCCGCCTGTATTTGAGCCGGTGTCCAATCGGTGCGGCCCCCGATCCGCAACAGATTGGCGCGCTGCGCGGACAGCACGCCCTCGCCCCACATGTAATTGTGATGCGCCTTGTCGAGGCTACCGGCCTCTTTGTCTGAATAGCCCTGCGCTCGAGCGCGCCAGAGATCGTTCACTGTCCGCCAGTCGGTAAGGCCAAGAAGATAGTTGGCGAATGGCCCTGTTTTCGGACCCCCTGGCAGTGCGGGGAGATATGGTTGGCCGGGCGCGGTCGCAACGCCGGTGCCTTCGCGATTCGCGTCTGGGTACTGATCCAAGAACCTCCGAGCGTGTTGGGTCAGGCCATACATCTTGGGCCGATTGCCGCCCGCAAGATTGGCCATCATGGCGACCGTGTTCTGTGTCGCGCCTTCAGGCGAACTGTTGGGCGACATCCATGCCATGCCGCCGCCGAGTGCGTTCGCGATGTTCGCGGTTGGCGAATAGGCGTCGATGGCCTTGACCGCATCCTCGTACCACTCGCGCTGGCCTGCGCCCAGAGCCACGAGGTCATCGCTCGCGCGCCTGGTGTTGGCGATGTCGGCTGCGCCTGTAAATGCTTTCGGCGCTCCTGCGATGGTGTTCTTTGGCCCCACGTTGATATGGTCACCGCGTCTCGCCGCCGCCAGCGCCTCCTCTTGGGTCATGTTTGTGTCGGAGAACCGCCCGGTCGTCTGCGTTGCGGGCAGCGCCTTTTCGCCGCCGCGCACGCGCGCGAGCTGCTCATCGATTTGTCCGAGGCCGACGTTGTATTCGGCGTCGAGCACGGGGTTTTGGAGAAGCCTGGCCAGGCGCAACTGCTCTTCAGCCGCCGTGTCCATTGCGCCGCGCTTAGGAAGGCCACGCACGAGCTTCTTCACCACCGGCGGGAGAAACCCAAGCGCAACGCTCCCCGCGCTTGAGAGTAGATTCTTGATGCCGCTGACCGTGCTTCCTTCGCGGAAGGCCAAGGCCGCTTCGCCGGCGGCGGCGTTGGCATCCTTCAGAGCGCCAATCGGCGTCAAATAATCAACGCCCAGCTTGCCCAGAGTGTACAGATTGCTGACAGCCTGCCCCGCATGAGGGCCAAGGTAGTACTGAAAATCTCGAACGACGGGAGGACGCGGGAGGGGCGGTTCACCACCGCTGATGCGCGACGGCGGCGATGGCACATCCCCGAATCTGCGAAGGGTGTTGACCAGGCGCTCGTCAGCCATTGTCTGCCCCGTTCGACGCGCGCTCTTCCGCTTCCGCACGGCGCTCGACGGCGGCGGCTTGCGCTTTGCGCTCGTCCGATTCCGTCTGCATCCGCGCAATCTCAAGCCGCGCCGCGATGTCCATCTCCGCCAGTTCGCGCTCCTGCGCCAGCTTCTCCCGCTCGATCACGAGCCGGGCGTCCGCATCGATCTGCGCGGCGCGGATCTTGGTGTCGGCCTCGACGGCGGCGAGCGATTGGTCGGATTGCACGCGGAGCTGCTCGCCCTGAGCCTGGGCCTGGAGCTTGCCCTGCTCGATCTGCATTTGCATCTGCGCCTTGGCCTGTTCCGCCTGAGCGGCGACCTCTTCCGGCGTCGGCGGCTTCTGGGGCTGCGGCTGACCGGGCTGCTGCGCGGCCTCCAGCTTCGCCATCAGCTGATTGATCGTGCCCTCGACGGTGCGCGCCTGCTTGAACGCGCGCGTGCCCATCCGCATCAATTCCATGACCATCGGCAGCAGATCCGGCGCGGCCTGGGCGACCGGCACGGCCTTCTCGAGGAAGCCGCCAAAGGCCGTCACGAACTCGACGACCTCCTCCTTGTGCGCCTGCTCGTCGATCTGCACGAGGCTGTCCGCCGCGACCTCGATTCTAAAACTCAAGAGGGGCTTGTCGCGCATCAACTGCACCGCCGCCGGGATCATCGCCTTGTCGGCGTCCGACAACTGCTCCGCTGCGGCATACTGGAGGATCGTCGTCGGCTGGAACCGCGTGCACATGACTTGCGCCTTGTGCCGCAACAGGCTCGTCGCGAAGAGCGCCACGCCCTCCTGTATACTGCGTAACCGCAGACCGGCGTACTGGCCTTTGATCTGCTGCGCTGTCGCCGTCTCCGATGCTGCGGTCACGCCTCTGACGATGTCAGAGATTCCGGTGATCTCGTAAATCTGCGCCTTGATGTTCTCGCGCGCCGCGTAGCACTGGGTCAGTGCGGCGGCGAGCATGTCGAGCGGCAAGAGATCGACGCTCCCCTTCAAGCCGCCCTTCTCCGAGAACGCGGTCCACTTGTCCACCGGGATGAGCGCGTTGTTATCGCCCTCCGTCATGAGCCGCTGGAGCGCGGGCTGGCTCGAGTCGTACACGCCGCGCACGCGCAACGCCTTCACGAGGCCGTCGATCCGGTCGGACAGGATGTCCAGCTCGATGGCCTGGTCCTGGTACAGGACGAAGTCAGGCACCGGGATCAGGTTGTCGCTGGTGAGTGTCGCGTAGAGCGGCGGGGGACACGGGAAGAACCCCTCGAGCTGGAGCGGGTCGTCGCGAACGTCGATGAAGTCAGGCTCGTTCTTTGACAGCCAGTACACCTGAGAGGTGTCCTTGTCCCACAGCTCGCAGATTTTCGCGCGGTCGGCGTTCTTCCTCGTCGCGTCCTTGTCGCCGCCCAGCGTTGACGGTGCGCTGTCCAGGGCTATCGTCCTAGCCCGCTCCTCTCCAAACCGCTCCACGAGGGCCGCGCGGGTCATGTAGACCCATCTCCAGACGCAACTCACCTCGTCCCAGGTCCGCGCCGCCGAGTGGCCGAAGTCCTTCCAGTGGACATAGTCCACCGGGGCGCACTCGTAATCGATCTCCTCCTGCGGCTCGTCGTGGTCGTCCGCATCCGTCGAGACCTGGACGCCCTCGTGCGGCTCGCCCACCTCCTGCGCGCGCACATGCGGCTCGTAGCGTACCCACGCCGTCCCGCGCCCGCCGAGGAAGCGGTCCTGGACGCACGAGGTCATGGTTGCGCGGAAATCCGGATAGTGCTCGATCTCGAAATCCAGCGCCCGCTCGATCAGCAGCGCCGCGACCCGGCCCACCTGATCGTTATCACCGAATCGGCGCGAGACGTCGGCCTTGGGCATGCGCGCGTAGACGGCGGGCGTCAGCGTCTGCACGTTCGACCAGAGGATATTGAATTTCGCGGTGCGGTCGCCGACCGTCTGCGAGCTGGCACTCTCGTCGCGGTAGCGTTTGATGATTTTCGCCGCGCGCGCTTCCCACTTGCGGAACTCGGCGTCATAGGCCGAGATCATCGCGAGGTATTTCTGGACGCCGGTTTGCTGCTGCTCGTCGGCCATCAGAGCTTCCGCGTGAAGTTGAGCATCAGGCGCTTGTCGGCGGGCATGTTGGGGCGGCGGTTCTCGATCCGGTTCCACTCGAGCGAATAGGCGTTGGGGCTGGCAGCCGGGAAGAACTCGACGCCGACCTGATTCAGGATCGGGCCGCGCGTGCCGCCGCGCACATGCTCAGGCGCGCCCAGCTCCTGGAGAGACTTGGGGAGATCGACGCGCGATGCATTCCACCTCGTGCCGACGCCCGCGTTGACGGTGCCGAGATCGGGGACATCCACCTCGAGGCCGGGGCGCACGTTCAGCCCCATGCCGCGCCAGTACACGTTGCCGCCCTCATCGACGCGGTCACTGCCGAACGTCGCGCCGCCCTGCATGTCGAGCGACGGCGTGACGCCGAAACCGCCCAGCTTGAACAGCGGCTCGTTCCGCAGGATCTGGGCCAGGCGCTGGGCTGCCATCCGCTTGACGGCGGGCGGCTCTGTGGGGAGAAGGCCGTCGATGTCGTCTGCGTCGTCAGCCATCAGATGCGCGCTCCTGCGGTCTGTCTCAGATGCGTGGCCCACATGTCGTTCAGGGTCACCTGATTCTCGGGGCCGACGTACAGTACGCGCGACGGGTCGGGCGCCGTCACGGCGGGTTCGCCGTGGTACGCGACGGCCAGGATGCGGAACGCATCGGCGGGGTGCGAGGTCCAGTCGTGGCGCGGCGTCTGCCTGAACGCCTTCTTGTCCTCGTCGTACTCGCGCCGGTACTGGCGCAGAGCCTCGAGGCCCTCGCGGCACCGATGCGCGTCGAACCATGTCGAGCGCAGCATGCGGCGCGCGGCCTGGATGCCGTCCTGCACGCCGATGTCGGCGACGATGGCGAGCGCGTTGATGCCGAGGCGGACGGCGAGCTGCTCGACGATGGACTTGCCGCCCGATGCCAGCGTCTTCGCGCGCGCGTCGTGCGGGAGGTAATGGCGCTTGCACCGATACGGCTTGGCCTCGATGACGTCCACGATGGTGTCAATCGTCGCGCCCGAGGCGGCGTAGTAATCGACCACGTGTACCTCGCCGCGCACGACCTGATACCACCAGATCGCGGTGTCGTCGCGGTAGCCCAAGTCCCATGCGGTGTAGACCGGCACGGCGGGGTCCGGCGCGACGGCGGTGATGCGCCCGCTTGTCTGCGCCTCGAGCATCTCCTCGCCGTAGAACGCGCCGAGGATCGCGGCGTCGAACGAGCATTCGTACTCTTGGTCGTACTGGTTCTTGCTCAACTGCGCGCGCGCGGCGGCAAGCTCACCCTCCGGCAACAACCGGGACTTGCTCGCGGGCAGCTCCAGCAGGAACCACTCGTCGGTCAGGCGCGCGGCGGTTTCGCGAATCTCCCAGAATTGGTTCTTGCCCTTGGGCGTGCCGCCGAACACCGCCCAGCCTTGTCGGTCGGAGAGCGCGGGCCGGATCACGTTTCCCCACACGGACGGTTTGAAGTCACCGAACTCGTCGAGGTAGACGCCGTCGAAACCGAGGCCGCGCATTGAGTCTGCGTTGTCCGCGCCGAACAAGGTGATCTTCGCGCCGCCGTTCACCGTGACCGTGAGTTCGACCTCGTTGACGCTCTTCATCGCGGGCGCGGCGTAGCGTTTCACATAGTCCCATGCGACCGCCTTCGCTTGCAGCCGGAACGGCGCGACGTAGGCGTAGTGCGCGTGAGGGCGGGGCGCGCACAGTGCGGCGCGGATCAGATCGTTGACGGCGGCGACGGTCTTGCCAGCGCGACGATGAGCGACCAGGCACGCCCACCGCTGCGACCTGTCGTGAAACGGCATGAAGGGTCGGCGCGGATTGTATGGCAGCCGCACGCGCGTGACCGGGAGCGCCTCAGTCAACGGGCTCCCCCCATGAGTAGCGGATATGCTGCGGCCCGCCATCGGGGCCGGAGCTTTCGACGCGCGCGGTTTCGGCCCAGCGCATCTGCGCCTTCGTCCACCAGATCATCGCGGTGGTGTCGCCGCCTCGAGCGCGGTTGTAGAGCGTGTCGGCGATGGTCGCGCACGCGCGCGCTTTACCGAGGCGCAGCTCGGTGCCGTAGTGCTTGCGGAGGGTTTCGTCGCTGATGCCGATGATCGCGGCGATCTGGTCGTGCGGGAGCCCGAGGCCCGAGAGTGTCTCAGCCTGCTGCTTTGTTTCCGCCGTCGGCTTGTGTTCTGGTCGGCCCATGCTTTTTCTTGAGCCAAATAAGGCAGCACCACCGGGTGCGCGCCGCCATATAGCGCCGATGTTCCGCGCGCGTCAACGGTTCCCGCCGCGTTCCTCAATCACCGCCGCCTCGCGGGCTTGGGTGTCGGCCACGGTGTTGCGACGACGCGGGTGACGCCGTGTCGCGCGATGTGTGCGGCGATGAGCTGGTCCTCCTCCTCTCTCGAGAGTAGCGGGGCTTGAGCGAGAAGGGCCAAGCGCCGTGCGTATCCTGCGCGCCGTCGCACGACGGCGACCCATCCGTCGCCTCGATTGGATGCGGGCCTGAGCATCGACCTTGCCATGTGTTCCTCCTATGTCCTGTCGTCGTCGGGGTAGGTGTGCCGCGCGCTGAAGCGCATCGACTGCTCGTCGAGGATCGTCCAGACGGTGCCGGGTCGCCCGATCTGGTCGTGGAACCGGGACTTGGCCACGCGGATCATGGTGTCGCCGCCGTCGTCGCGGTGGATGACGATGCCGACCTCCGGCTTGTTGGCCCAGTGCGCGCTGTCGCTGATGTCATAGAGCGAGGGCACCGGCAGCTTGCCGGATTTGTCGCGCACGAGCTTGGTCGGATGAGCGACGACGATGATGTGGATATCGAACCGCTTCGCCATGCGCTTGATGAGACGGATTGCCGCCGAGACGTACTCGGTCATCGACATCTCGCGCGGCTTGTCGTGTTCGATTTCATTCCAGGGGTCGATCACGATGAGCTTCGCGCCGAATTGCACGACGGCGGCTTCGATTCGATTGATCAGCCATTCGAGCGTCGGCAGCTCCTCATCGGTCGGCACGATGAAGGTGAAACGCTCATCGATCCATTCATCGGCCTTCGCGAGCAATTCCGGCGATGCGAACGCTTCCGCTTTCTTGCAGTACCACTGGCGCAGGGCGCGCTTGTGATCGACCTGGGGTGTCTGCTCGAACGACGCGAACGTCACCATCCATCCGTGCTGCGTGGCCACGCGGCATGCGACATCGTTCACGAACGTCGTCTTGCCCATGCCGGGGATGCCGGTCAGCACGCAGAGATCGCCCATGCGGATGCGATAGTGCGGGTCGAGCGCATCGATGCCCGTCGAGTATGGCTGGGGTGTCGGCAGCGGTCGCAGCTCGGACATGCGATAGACGCCTTCGACGCGGAGCCATTGCGCTGATCGGATCAGCTTGTGGACGCCTTCAGCGCCGTAGCGGATCAGCACCTCGTTGAGATCTTTCGAGCCAGGCGGGTATTTGACCCAGAGGCATCGCGATTTGCCGATGCGCCGCGCCAATTCCTCGCGCAGCACAGCACCTGGATTGTCGCCATCGGTCGCGAGGATGATCTTGGTTCTCTCGCGCAAGAGCGGCATGGCGCTGTCGAGG